GAATTCACAGGAGCTTTAACAGGTGCTATTACTGTATTTACAGATGCAGTAGAAGGCGATTATACTTTATTTAATAATACTTCAGGATCTCATGTTTTAAAATTTGCTAACACTGGTCATGCTTCTAATGGTGTAGCTATTACTCAAGGTACTAAATCAATTGTATATTCAAATGGCTCTACTATTTTTGATGTAGGAGCTGATCTAGGTGCTGTTGGAGTAAATTCTTTAACTTCAACAGGTAATGTAAATTTAACAGCTGCAAGTTCTTTAGTTTTACAAGATACTACAGGTGGACAATTTGCTGCCTTAAAAGCAAATACAGCAACAACAAGTTATACTTTAACTTTACCTCCAGCAACAGGAACTGCTAACCAAGTAATGGCTACTGATGGTTCAGGTAATTTATCATTTACAGATGTATCAGGTGGAGTTGATTGGCAAACAACAGTTAAGACAGGTGATTTTACAGCAGCATCTGGAAAAGGATATTTTGTAAACACAACTTCAGGAGAAGTTGATGTAACTTTACCCGGATCTCCAAGTGCTGGAGATATAGTTGCAATAAAAGATTATGCAAATAAATTTTCAATAAATAATTGTATTATGTTAAGAAATGGTTCTAATATTAGTGGTGGTGCTTTTAATGGAACTTTATCAACAGAAGGTGTATCTATTACATTATTATATATAGATGGAACAAGAGGTTGGTTAGTAACAGATAATGGTAGTGAAGCTACATCAGGAACAGGTGCTTTTATTTCAGCTACAGGTGGTACTATAACAGAAGAAGGTAATTTTAAAATTCACACTTTTACAGGTCCAGGAACTTTTGCAGTTTCTGCTGTAGGTAATGCTGCAGGTTCAGATTCAGTAGATTATTTATTAATAGCTGGTGGCGGTGGTGGTGGTGGAGCAAATTCTCCAGGTGGTAGTCCATATGGTTCTGGCGGTGGTGGCGGTGCTGGAGGTTATAGAGAATCCCCAGGTACTGCATCAGGTAGTTATTCAGTTTCACCAAGAGGAGTTTCTCCTGCAGCAGCAATACCTGTTTCAGCAAGTCCCGGTTCATATCCAATTGCAGTAGGAGGTGGAGCAGCAACTTCACCTGCTTTTGCTAGAGGAGCTAATGGTTCAAATTCAACTGGTTTAGGACTTACTTCATCTGGTGGTGGCGGAGCAGGTTTTCAACAAACAGGTGCTGGTTTAGCTGGAGGTTCTGGTGGTGGCGCAACAGCTGCTGGTAATGGTGGAGCAGGCAATACGCCTCCTGTTGCTCCAGTTCAAGGTACTGCTGGTGGTAATGCAGCAGGTTCACAAGCTGGTGGCGGTGGCGGAGCTACTGCAGTAGGAGTTAATGGAGTACCCGGTGGTGGCGGAAACGGTGGTGCTGGAGGAACAAGTGCAATTAATTCAATTAATACACAAAGAGCGGGCGGTGGTGGCGGTGGTACTTACGGACCAAGTAAACCATCAGGAACAGGTGTTGGTGGTGGAGGTCCAGGAGGACCTGGTCCAGGTTCAACAGCTCAAGGAAACGGACAAGCAGGCACAGCAAATACTGGCGGTGGTGGCGGTGGTGGTTCAACTCTTGGTCCAAATGCTGGTCCTAGTAATGGAGGAGCTGCTGGTTCAGGTTTAGTAATAATAAGATATAAGTTTCAATAGGATAAATTATGGCACATTTTGCAAAATTAGGAATGAATAATAAAGTTCTTCAAGTATTAACTTTAAATAATAGTGATATGTTAAATGCTGATGGCGTTGAAGATGAAACAGTAGGACAACAATATTTAGAAATACATAATAATTGGCCTGCACAAATGTGGATTCAGACATCTTATAATACACATGAAAATAAACATTTAAAAGAAGGAACTCCTTTTAGAGGAAATTTTGCAAGTATAGGTTCTGAATGGAAAGAAGATAATCAAATTTTTTGGCTTAAATCACCTCATCAGTCATGGGTAAAACATTTAGCAACAGCTTCTTGGAAATCACCAATCGGTGATGCTCCAGCATTAACAGCTGAACAAAAAAATCAAATTATAGCTGAAACTCATAAATGGGGTTATATGTGGAATGAAAGTAATCAAACTTGGGACTTGACAGACGATTTAGCATAAATTAAAAATAGTGGTGATATGCAAAAGATAATATTAAGTGAACAATCATTATATTTCGGTGATGTGACAATGCCTAAAGGTTGGGACATTGACCAAAATAATTTAATTAAAGATATTTCAAAAGTAGCTTTTAATTCTAAAAAATTTCCATTTTCAAAAACATGGGATATGTTAGAAACTTATATTAGAGAACATATTTGTCTTGAGTATAATATTAGTTTAGTTAATAAAAATACATGGGGAAATATTTATAAACCTCAAGAAATAACAATTCCTTTATTAAATACTGATCCAGTGGATCTTAAAAATTCACCAGACTTTACATTATTATATGGTGTAAAAGTAAAAAACTGTATGGTAAAAATACATTATGATGACAACAGACGTAAAGGTAGAAGTTGGGATATACCATTAGAAAATAATAAGTTTATTATGTTTCCATCAACTAATATGTATTATTTAACTAACACTCAAAAAAATTCATTAAATTTTGTGCAAACAATAACTTATGATTATACATAAAAAATTTTTACCAAAAAATGTATTTGATAAATTAAAAGATGCTATAATGTCAGAGTATTTTCCTTGGTATTTTACAAATGGAGTAAGTACACCTAATGATAACTTTTTTCAATTTACTTTTTCTTTTATAAAAGATGGTAAAGAACAATGTTGGGGTGAATGGTTAGATATTATGATTCCAGTTTTAGAAAAAATAAAGCATAAAAAAATAAACAAAGTAAAAGTTAATTTATTGACAAAAACAAATAAAATAATTGAGCATAAATATCATGCTGATCAAGAAAAGGGAACCACTGGAATTCTTTATTTAGATAATTCTAACGGATATACTTTATTTAAAAATGGTAAAAAAATAATGAGTGAAGAAAATAAATATGTTGAATTTGATTCAACTTTAGAACATAAAGGTTCTACTTGCACAGATAAAATGAGAAGGGTTGTTTTAAATTTTAATTACGAATGAATTTAAATAATTATTATTGGTATTTTACATCTGCAATACCACCAAAAATTTGTGATGACATTGTAAAATATGGATTATCACAATCAGAAACACTAGCTAGAACTGGTGATTATGCTGATAAAGAATTAACTAAAAATGAAATTAAAGATATGAAACGTAAAAGAAATTCTGATTTAGTTTGGTTAGATGATACTTGGATATATAAAGAATTACACCCTTACATTAATAAAGCAAATAGAGAAGCTGATTGGAATTTTAATTGGGATAGATCAGAATCTTGTCAATTTACTAAATATAAATTAAATCAATACTACGATTGGCACTGTGATGCTTGGGATAAACCTTATGAAAAAGAAGGACCTGATAAGGGTAAAATTAGAAAACTATCTATGACTTGTCAATTAACAGACGGCTCAGAATATGAAGGTGGTGAATTAGAATTTGATTTTAGAAACTATGATCCTTATATGAGGGAAGAAATTAAACATGTAAAAAAAGCAAAAGAAATTTTACCGAAAGGATCAATTATTGTATTTCCATCATTTGTATGGCATAGAGTTAAACCAGTAACAAAAGGAACTAGATATTCTTTGGTAATGTGGAACCTTGGATATCCATTTAAATAATATGTATATAAATAATTACTTTAACACAACAATTTGGTCTGAGCAAAAAACAGAGTTTGTAAAATCATTAAATAAATCATCTAACAAATATATTAAAATTGCAAAAAATAAAGAGAAAAAATTTATTAAAGAACAAGGTGATTTTGGAAGATCATATCATTCGACACCACTAACTTACGATAATGATTTTTTAGATTTTAGAAATTACATAAGTCAAAAGTCTTGGGAATATTTAGATCATCAAGGTTTTGATATGCAAGAATATATAACTATGTTTAGTGAAATGTCGGTACAAGAGTTTGCTAAAAAAGGTGGTGGTCATCATTCTGCATATATAAATTGTAATCAACACGTATCAGGTTTTTATTTTTTAAAATGTAGTGATAAAACATCTTATCCTATATTCCACGAACCAAGAACTGGAGCCAGAGCAACTAAACTTAAATTAAAACAAAATATAAAACAAGATAATAATGGAATTGAATTAATACATATTAAACCAAAGCCAGGTACATTAATAATATTTCCAGGTTTTCTAGAATATGAATTTATGGTTGACAGGGGTGTTGAACCTTTTAGATTTATACAATGGAATATACAAGCAGTTCCAAAAGGAATGATTAAAGATGTTTAAGAAAAATAAATATATAATTATTCGTCAAGCCATATCAAAAGACTTAGCTAGTTTTATTGCAAACTATTTTATAATGCAAAAACAAGTGTTAGATACTTGTCGCAATGCTAGATACATTTCACCTTATGAGAATATTATAGGTCACTATGAAGATACTAATGAACAAATTCCAAATACTTATTCACACTACTCTAATATTGCTATGGAAACTTTAATGTTAAAATGTCAACCAAAAATGGAAAAAGCTACAGGTCTTAAATTATATCCAGCTTATACTTATGCAAGAATATATAAAAAAGGTGATGAATTAAAAAGACATAAAGATAGATTTAGTTGTGAGATATCAACTACTATGAATTTAGGAGGTGACGACTGGCCAATATATTTAGAACCATCTGGAGAAGTTGGTAAAAAAGGAATCAAAGTAGATTTAAAACCAGGAGATATGTTGGTCTATTCTGGCTGCAAACTAGAGCATTGGAGAAATAAATTTAAAGGAAAAGAATGTGTACAAGTTTTTCTTCATTATAACAACCGTAAAACACCTGGAGCAAAACATAATATGTTTGACAAAAGACCACATTTAGGTCTTCCTTCTTGGTTTAAAAGGTAGTATATTTCACAATAAAGTATATTATGATGGAGACAGAGCTTCCACCACTAGCATCTGTCTCCTTTATAATATATAAAAAATAATATATAATTATACAAATTTTGTTATATACTACATATTATTATGCCTCTAACTCAATTAAATTTTCAACCTGGAATAGATACTGAAAATACTCCTACAGGTGCAGAAGGTAGATGGATTGATTGTGATAAAGTAAGATTTCGTAAAGGACTTCCTCAAAAAATAGGTGGTTGGACTAAATTTAGTGAAGCTTATTATGTAGGAGTTGGAAGAAGTTTAGAACAATGGTTTGCTTTAAATGGAGCACGTTATGAAGCTTTAGGAACTGATCGTAAAGTTTATGTATATCAAGGTGGTGATAATCAAGATATTACTCCTATAAGATCAACTGATGCTCTTGTTAATGCTATTAGTACTACTACAAGTAGTAATATTATAACTATTACAGATACAAATCATGGAGCTATACAAGGTGATTTTGTCACATTAAGTAGTGTAAGTATTGCCGTTGCAGGAATTCCCGCAGCAACTTTAGATGCTGAATATGAAATTTTAAATATATCAAATGTTAATGCTTATACTATTCAAAGTAGTGCAACAGCTAATGCAAATACAGGTCCTACTGCAAATTGTACTGCTAATTATCAATTAAATATAGGTCCAAGTGAACAAACTTTTGGTTTTGGTTGGGGAGCATCAACTTGGAATGCTGGAACTTGGAATACTCCTAGAACAACTTCACAAATTACTCTTGACGCAAGGTTATGGTCTATTAATAATTGGGGAGAAGATTTAATTATTACTCAAAAAGATGGATCAACATATGAATGGCTTGAATCAGCAGGAATGGCTAGTAATAGAGCTACAGTTGTTGCTAATGCTCCTACTAATTCTACCTTATCTTTAGTATCTACAGAAACTAGACACGTTGTGTGTATGGGTACAGAAACATCTATTGGAAATACAGCTAGTCAAGATAAAATGTTTATTCGTTGGTCTGATCAAGAAAATTATAACCAATGGACACCTAATGTAACTAACTCTGCTGGATCACAAAGAATAGCAGGTGGAAGTGATATAAGATGTGCTCAACCAGCTAAAGGAACTATATTAGTATGGACAGATACTACATTGCAATCAATGTCTTTTATAGGTCCTCCTTTTATATTTGGATTTAGACAATTAGGTAATGATTGTGGAGCTGTTGGTCTTAACTCTGCAATAGTAATAGATGATGTAGCTTATTGGATGTCAGATGGACAATTTTTTAGATATGCAGGATCAGTTCAAGAAATACCTTGTCCTATATTAAATCATGTATTTGACAATATTAATAAAGTTCAATATGCACAAGTTTATGCTGCACAAAATTCTAATTTTTCTGAAGTAATATGGTATTATTGTTCAAGTACAGCTACTCAAAATGATAGATATGTAATTTATAATTATCTAGAAAACTCTTGGTATTTTGGAATTATGAATAGAAGTACTTATCAAGACAACGGAGTTGAATTTAATCCTTTAGCTACAGAATATTTTCCTAATGATACGTCTAATAGTTACACTACAATTAATGGATTAACTAAAGGTAGAAGTATTATCTATGCTCAAGAATCAGGAGTGAATGCTGATGGTGCTGCTTTACCAGCTTTTATTCAATCAGGTGATGGAGATATTGCTGATGGTGAAACATTTAGTTTTATTAATAAAGTTATACCAGATTTTCAAAATCAAATTGGGAATACTGTAATCACTTTAAGTGTTAAAGATTATCCTAATGATTCAGCTACTGTAGGAGAAATTTTGACAGTAAACAACACAACTAGGTTCGTTAATACACGTATTCGTGGTAGACAGTCTAATATCAAAATAGAAAATACAGCAGTAGGAGATAACTGGAGATTTGGTACACTAAGAGTAAATATAAAACAAGATGGAAAAAGATAAATATACTATAAGACCAGCTCGAATATCTGATGCTGTTCGAATAAGAGAACTATTAAAAACGTGGCTTACAGAGGCTCCTTTTAACTTTGGAAACACTAATAATACTAAAGCTTTAGACAATATAGTATTTTACATTAAGAATAGTTTTGTTATAGTAGTAGAATATGAAAATATTATTATAGGAACATTAGCTGCAACAGTTGATGAGACATGGTATAGTGACAAAAAGTTCATGAGAACTTTATGGTTACATGTTAATCCTAATCATAGAAATTTTAGGATTTTTAGGTCTATAATGATTGTTTTCAAAGAATACGCATTAGCTCATAAAGTGACTGCGATATGTGAAATCTTTCAAGGTAAAGACATTGAAAGAAAAGATAAGGCTTTTGTTAAATTAGGATTTAAAAATATCGGAGGAACGTATATA